AGTTTGAACATACCGTTGAGGACGCTATTAAAATGGATTTCGATATTATAAATAAATATAATCGTTTTATTTCTATACTTGAAAATACCATATCAACTCCTAAAGATATTGAGGCAGCGGCCAGGACAATGAAGTTTATTGGTATCAACGCTTACAACGGCGCAATGGATCGTATTTCTAAACGCATGGGCTTCTACGAAAAAGACAACACACAGAAAGCGCCTACCGGGCCTATGGCTATACAGGTAGAGATAATCCAACCTAATACCGAATGAAAATTCAGGGAACGATAGTATTCAATAAAAACTGGCAGGCGTTTTTGTTGGGTGTTTATAAATACATAATCAACTCCGGTTCTTCCAGGTCCTCAAAAACATTTTCTATAATCCAGATATTCTGGATCCTTGCATGGCTTAAACCTAACACCAAGCTGGCGGTATTCAGGAATACCAAAAAAGATTGCAAAGACACGGTAATGCAGGATATGCTTAAGTATTACTCCACTCTGGATAATTACAATCAGGTGGTGTTTAATAAAACAGAAAGCTATTTCACGTTTCCGAATGGCAGCACAATTAATATTGAAGGTACGGACGACGATTTAAAAGTACATGGTTACCATTCAGACTACCTTTGGTTTAATGAGTTCTACAGGATGCCTAAAACAACGTTTGACCAGTTGGATATGCGATGCTCAGGTGTGGTGTTTATGGATTATAACCCCGTTGGTAAGCTGTGGAGTGATGATTTGATTAAGCAGGAAAACGCTATCCTGATACATTCCACGTTTATGGATAACCCAATGTGTCCACCTGAGCAGAAAAACAAAATACAGAGCTACCAGCCTGTAGAAATGTGCTATTTGGTGGTAGAAAAAATGGTAACATTTCAGGCTGCCACTGTTTACAATTGTAAGCAAAATCTATCAGAGTTCCAAGATAGGTACATTCGAGAGTTGACTCGGTGCCAGCGCAACGAATACGAGAAAACGGCCGATAAATATATGTGGCAGGTTTACGGTCTCGGTATGAAGTCGGAAAAACCTAATCGTATTTTCAAAGGCTGGACTAAAATTACAGACCGCGAATTTGAGGATATGCCGTATAATAATTACTATGGCCTTGACTTCGGCAGCACAAACCCAAGTGCGTTAATCGAAGTTAAATATTCAGATAAGTGCTTCTATATCCGGAAACGTTTATATAAACCTATGAGTAAGATGCAGCCAGGGGATGAGAACAACCCGGGCGGATTAATCAAAGAGTTGGAGCTTATGAAGATTAAGAAATCTGATATAATTGTTGCCGATAGCGCCGATAAGGATAACCGCATTAAGATTAGCAACTCCGGTTATAACATAATGCCAGCGCGTAAAGGCCCGGGAAGTGTTGAGGCTGGTATTGCTATAATGAACGAATATAAAATCTATTACGTCGAGGATGAGGAGTTTGAATTTGAGTATGAAAATTACGAATGGGAGGTAGTTAACGGCGTAAACCTTGACCGGCCTATAAAAAAAGACGATCACGCGCTCGATGCCGCAAGATATATAATACATTGGATGGTTATTTTTGGGTATTGTAAGTAATAATAACGCTGGTTATTAAATTATTTATTATATTTACACCCACGATTAATTGCATTAGTTAATGGTATTTTTAGGGAAATTTAAAATCCTGCATTTCGGTGCGGGATTTTTTATATATTTACACCAAATTAATAACGAATGGGTTTAGGTAGCTGGATTACAGATAAATTTCTCCGTGTAGAACGTGATAAGGTAGGTAACTGGTCTTATTGGTTTGGAGGCAATGCATTTGGCAGCCCTAAGCAATTCTTGGAGTGGGCGCAAACAAACCCGCCGTTAATGACCACTATTGCGCTTCGATGTAAGCTTTACGCCCAGATGAAAATATCGGCCATAAATATAAAAACTGGCGAAGATATTGGCGAAACTCCCGAAACGTTGCTGCTCGATAACCCTAATTACTTCCAGTCAAAACACGATTTCTTATTTCAACAAATGTGGTACATGTCGGCTGTAGGCACGTGCTACACGTATGAGAAGCGCGCTTTGCTATCTGAAGTTCCGAAAGCCATATATAACCTAATCCCGTCAAAAACTGATTTTAAAGACGTTTTTAAGCTCACTAATTTTATCTCTACACAGCAGGATATTAACACGTTTGAGAGAAAAACGGTTAAGTATGAATTGGCCGGACAGGATCATTACTTATTGCTTAGGGATATTATCCCGTTCTACGACCTTGCAAGCGGCTTAAACGAAAACGGGTGGTGCGAATCCCCATCCAGGATAAAAGGCATTACTAAGGTTCTTGAAAACATAGAGGAAAATTTAAGGTCAAAAAATATGAACCTTAAAATGACTCAAAAATATATCGCCAGCAACAAGGCCGGGGCCGATGGCCAACCACAAATACAACCTGCAGATCGCAGCGATATAGAAACGAAGCTCGGAGTTAAGAACCTGCATGTAACCAACGCTAATGTTGAAGTATTCCATTTAGTTAAGGATCTTAAGAATTTGTATTTAGATCCTATGTACCAGCAAGACGTGCTTACTATCTTGTTAGCCTTCGATATGAACCGGGATGTATTGAATTATTCAAGTGCCGGAGCATCTACTTATGATAATGCCAGTAACGGGATTGTAAGTGTAATTCAGAACAGTATACAGCCATCTTCAGACAATACAATGAATTCTTTTACTAATTCTTGGAAAACTAAAGAAAAAGGTTATAAATTAGCAGCATCATTTGACCACTTGCCAGTTATGCAGGGTTTAGTAACGTCTAAGGTGGCAACGTTGAATACTTTGGTTACTTCATTGAGTGCTGCTATAGAAACGCAGATAATCAGTTTAGAGGACGCTAAGGCACAATATAATAAAACTAAAATAAGTTTAGGATTATGAGCAATGTAAAAACCGAAAACACCATAAAACGACTGGAGCAGGATAAACAGAAAGCCAGCCCCGAAATGAAGCAAGAGATACAAAGCAAGATTAATGCTTTGAAAAATAACAGAACGATAGAAAAATGATATACTGCAAAGAGTTACCAGGGCGCGAGTTCGCAAGCAAGGCAGAAATGTTTAAGGCTATTGTTGATAATAAAGCCAGCATCATATTGCTTAAAAAATCAGCTATAAAAAATGCCGATGGTTTCTCGTTTGGATATATCGACACTATTACTGATAAAGAAATTACCAAGGCTAACGAGCCTATAAATAACCCTGACCTTACGGAGACAAGGGTTAAAATCGTTATAAACACCACGGGTTTACTTGATAGCCATGGCGACGTGCATATTAAAGACCTCTGGAAACGCAGCCTTGACCATTCATCTAAAAAACTACACCTGCAAGAGCATGAGCGCGCGTTTGATAAAGTAATCAGCGACGATGCCGATGCTTATGTTAAAATGGTATCTTGGAAGTCATTAGGTGCTGAATTTGAAGGCAACACACAGGCTCTTATATTTGAAAGCACTGTTAAGGCTTCGCGTAACCCTGAAATGTTCAAGCAGTACAAAAACGGGTGGGTTAAAAACCACTCTGTAGGTATGCGATACATAGATTTAAAGATATGCATAAACTCTGATGAGCGATGGGCAGAGGAGTATAAAAAAAATTGGGATGAATATTACCCGCTTGTAGCTAATAAAGATGCAGCAGATGAAGCTGGTTTCTTTTGGGCTGTAACCGAAGCTGCAATAGTTGAAGGCTCTGCTGTAGTAGCAGGCAGCAACTGGGTAACACCTACACAAGATAATAACATGAAGTCCGCACCTGCACCTTCCGAGAATACCGACCCGCCTGCTGGCACTCAAACCGAGAAACAAAAAATTGATAACTTAATTCTTAATCTATAGACAATGGATTTTAAGTACAAGAGTTCGGCTGAATTAGCCCTAATGACCGATACAGAAAAAGAAACGTATTTGGTACAAAAAAGAGAGTTTGAAGCAAATCAAACCAAAGAGGCTGTAAAATCGCAGGTTGCCGAGGCTAAAAAAGAGTTCGATGCCGAACTTAAGAAAGCTAACGACAAAGCAGAAACAGCCAGTAAAAACGCCTCAGAAATTGCCGAGCGTTTAACTGAGCTGGAAACAAAAGGCGATGCATCCAATAAACAAGGTACCTATGTAGCGTTCGCTCTTAAGAACATCAAAGACAACCCGGATGCCGAGAATAACCGTACGTATGGCGCAGAAACAACAATTAAGGCAGCAGCCCTAATGACTACCGCCAACGTAACGCCAAACGTTACGAATGGTTTTTCTCCGTTATTTGGCAACTATATTGATACAGAGGTAGGTCATATCCCTAAACCTGACAATGTAATTTTGCCGCTTGTAACTGTAAAAAACCAGCCAGGTACTGAAAGCATTTGGTACTCTGACAGGGTAAACGAGGAAGGCGATGCTGCGTTTATTGCAGAGGGCGCACTTAAACCGTTGGCTGATGCAGAGTGGGCTACAACTAAAGCACCGATAAAAGAGGTTGCTGTTAGGTGGAAGTTTACTAAACGCCTTATGATGCATGCGCCTTCAGTTGTTGCTGATTTCTATGAGCATGCCGTTGAGCTTGTTTCGCAGGTTATAGACGACCAATTGCTTGATGGCGACAACACAGGTAATAACCTTAATGGTTTACAGACAGTAGCTGCCGCGTTTATTGTGCCGCCGCAACTTGCAGAGTACTACCCTGAAGCTAACATTTGGGATGTAATAAACGCCATGGCCTCACGTATTAGGTTGTCAAACTTTAAAGGACAGATAAACGCTGTGCTTAACACTGTTTGGGAAGCTAAAATGATGGGTATTAAAGACCTTGAAGGCCGTTACATTACTCCTCCGTTTGTTACTCCTGACGGCAAAAGAGTAGGTAGCGTACAAATTACCTTCTCAAACAAAATCGACGACGATAGTATACTTATAGGGGAGCTTAAACGCTTTAACGTTGTTATGGCTGAGGAAGTTACTTATGACGAAGGTTACGAAAACGACGACTTCTCGAAAAACCTTGTGTCAAGGAAATTAGAAGCGTTCCTCGGTACTTACGTAAAAAGAAGCGCCGCCGGTTCTATCTTGTTTGATTCCATTTCAAGTGTATTAACCGATATCGCAGTACCTCCTGCGGCATAATCATAAATAACAATGGCAAAGAAAACAACAGAAGGCACAGAATTCAGCAGCAAAAAAATGCTTGCTGAACACGCCGAAAAGGGTACTAAAATAAAGTACAACGATCGTTTGGAAGTTAAGATATTGCACGATACACAGTTTTATACTGCCGGGCAAATAATTAACCCACATTTGGTAAAAGGGCAGGCTCTGATTGACCAGGGTATTGCTGAAAAGGTAAACAAATAACAACCACAACCTATGCCTTCAATAAACACTAACGCTGTATTCGTGAACGATTTGGAAATTCCAAACGCAGTTGCCCAGCCATCAAACGGATTTAACACCCCTTCGGATGCTGATA